CTTACGGATTGGAATGCGTCCTCCTACCCCAGCCAGAGCAGAAGCTACCCTACCCGAGAAGGTTGGATCCGCAAAGAAATCTATAGATTAACTCAGGCCAAGACCACAATCTCTCATATGTATAAGGATTCTCTCAGAGGGATGATCGCCTCCTTTAATGACGTTGGTTATATAAACTCGGAAGAAAAGTTTATTGATATTAAATGCATTCACGCTAACGCTGAACGAGCGATTGCTAAACTAAAGCAGGAAAACAATATCATCCTTCCGATCCTATCTATTTCTCAAACTACGTCTGATAATGATGATGATCGCAGAAGAAACGAAAGTGTTCTTTTAAATGAGAAGTGGTGGGATGAGGATAAACAAAGAGCCTACAGGGTTCTAAGCCTCTCCCCACGCCCTGTTAATGTAAACTACCAACTTAATATTTGGTGTAAGTATATGGCTGACATGGATCAGATTCTAGAGCAGGTCAGATTAAAATTTAATCCTGAGATGCAAGTGCCTACTCATTTTTCTACTCTAGCCAAATCCTTTATCCTTTCTGAGGATGATGTCACTCCTGTTACAGCAGCAGATAAGGAAGACCGTGTAATTAAAAAGAGTATTAACCTTGTATTAAGGACCTATATTCCTAGCCCTAAATTTCTAATCACATCTACGGGTAAGATTACTGAATTTAAAGTGGAGACTTCCTAGTGCCTGGGGTATCAAGAGCGGGAGATGCAGCAACGTGCGCTCATACTAATTCGGGAAGCAATACTGTTTTCGCTAATGGGAAAGGAATTTCCATGGTGGGTGCAAGCACAGCAGGAGGAGGAGTCATCACAGGACCAGGAATATCCACCGTGCTCGTACAGGGAAGCGTTATCGCTGTGGATGGAGACACTATATCTCCCCATGGAGACAGTCCTCATGAGTTTGCAAGGACTTCAAGCGGAAGTAGTGACGTATTCGCTGGATAAAAAAAGTTCTCAAAAAAAAGTTCTTGAGTGGGTAGATAATAAGGAGTGAATTAGTTATGAAGTTAATCAAAAACGACAGCCTACAAGCCTTTACCATTTATTTTAATACAGAGAAGGGTTGTAAAGAGAAATGGATGCAGCCAGGAGAAACCATTGTGGTTCCTGAGGCTTATGTTACAGAACAAATCCAAACATTACACAGACGGAAAATTTTTAAGATTTCAAACGCTTAGGAGAATAAATTATGGCAACTTATGTAAGCCCTGGTGTCTACACCATTGAAAAAGATATTTCAGAATACACCCCATCAATTAACACTTCAGTGGTGGGGATTGTTGGCTTCGCGCCTAAAGGTCCTACGAACAAGGCTACCTTAATTACCAGCCAGAATCAACTTCTTCGCACGTTTGGAGAGCCCTCTGAGGCTCTTACTGGGCAAGCTCTTGAAGGCGCATTAGAGGTCTTAGAAACCACTAATCAGCTTTACTTTATTAGAGCCGCTGATTCAACCACTGCTGCTGATGCTTCTGCTACTATGAGCATGGGAGTTGCTCCTGCGCTTTTAGTTTCAGGGGCTCTTACCTCCGCTGATATGGCACTGAATGGGTGGGGGGTTAAGAGATCCACAACCACTGGTAGCTCGCAGTTCGGGGGAGCCATTACTCTCCGTATTCAATCTTATGACAACGATGGGACGGCTCAGTTTACTGATAATAATAGCGCAGGACGAGATTTCTCCGTTCCCGAAGGCACTTCAGAAACGAGTCAGGCGGCAGCACTTAAACAAATTATCGGTGGAGACTTAGACTCCGATAAGGTGGGAGTGGTTGTGGGACCTGGTTCTTTAATCGAAGGGATCAACCTGTCAGGAGCTATTGTTGGCAGCTTTGCTGGTTCAGGTGCTTCTCTCGGAGTGTCGGCTTGCAGTGGAACTTCCTTCAGTGAAGCCGCTGGAGTATCTGCTCTGGTTGCTCTCTCTGCAAGTCACAACGCCACAGCTAATTATGGAGCAATGCCAAACTTCGCTTCAGCGGTTAGAGTTTATGGAGCTTCTTACATGGCAACAGGAGCAGACTCGGTTGCTTACGAAGTAGAATCATTACATCCTGGAGCAGGTTATAATGCTGGAACAAGATCAGATGGGACCACTAGCGGTAACTCTGTGACGGTCAGCCAGTTTGGTGGACAGAATATGAGTGTGGTTATCAACCAAGATGGAACAGCCCAAGAAACTTTCAAAACAAGTTTAGTCGGTTCTGGAGCTTTTATTGAAGACGTAATTAATACAGGGGCCACTAACCTTACTTCAGACATCATCAAAGGTAATATTATTGTTGATGATCAACCCACTACTGCGGTTGCTGGAACAACTTGGTTCTCTAACATGGCTACCATCGCAGGAACAACAGGTCTGAAGATGCAGACTCAGACGCTCGTTCCTGGAGAGTCAACTAGGACGGGTACTGGAACTCCCACGGAGAGTGCTCTAGACACCATAACCAATGGAGGAATTTGGAATAAGCTTATTCAAGCAACTGCAACCTCTTTAGCAGGTGGAAACAATGGTGTGGGAACAGGAGATGCTCCTGCAAATGCACTCATTGGAAACGCTGCTGTTGAGCCTAAGACAGGTATGCAGGTTCTTGACGATCCAGTCCTAAATGTTGGCTTCGCTCTTGTGCCTGGAGTTCAGACAGAAAGCGTTCAGAACGCTCTGATTACTCTGGCATCTACAAGCCAAAACTTTATGGCTCTTGTCTCTCCTCCTTACGGTATCGGAACGGTGAGTGACGCTATTGCTTGGACTAACGGACAATCAACAAGCACCGCTGGTTCTAGAAGCTCTGCGATCAATAACTCATACGCTGCGGTTCACTGGCCTTGGGTCAAAGTATTCAGCACCTTCGATGGAAAGGATAGATGGTATGATCCGTCAATCTTTGCCGCTCGACAGTTTGCTTACACCGATGCTGTGGCTGATAGCTGGTTCGCTCCTGCTGGATTCCAAAGAGGTAAGCTCTCCAAGCCTACGGAGGTTGAAGTTAAGCTCAACCAAGGTGACAGAGACAGCCTTTACAGTGGTGGAAACTGCATCAACCCGATTGTCAATTTCCCCCAACAAGGAATCACCATCTTTGGTCAAAGAACTTCTCAGAGAGAGGCAACTGCTTTAGACAGGATTAATGTTCGACGCTTGATGATTTACATCAGAAAGGTTATCGTTAACTCTTGCCAGAGATTTGTGTTCGAGCCTAATGACACTTTCACTTGGTCGCAAGTTGAAGGTCTTGTTAACCCGTTCCTTGATGACATCCGCAGACGTAGAGGAATCACCGAGTTCCGTGTGGTTTGCGATGAAACAACTAACACCCCAGTAAGAATTGATCGAGGCGAAATGTGGACTAAGGTTATCGTCAAGCCCACGAAGACTGCTGAGATTCTTATCTTTGAGATTAACCTCACCAACCAATCAGCCGACCTCGGCACTCTCTAGGAGAATAAATAATAATGGCAACATCATATTACAAGAGTAAATACGACAGGAACTTTACCCCAGGGCAAGGACTTCCTACCATCTCTACTGACCTCGATTCAGTAAGAGCATATCAGTTTGAGATTCACTTCTTCGGTCTTCCCGCAGACGTTACAAATCAAAATGATCTTACCTTAGCTGCTAAGAAAGTAAACGGAATTGAATTTGCCAATGAGGCTATCGTAGTTAACCGTGTCAATGATAAGGTTTTCTACCCAGGTAAGAATACTCCTGGTGATCTCATGGTTACGTTTGATAACCTTTACTTGCGTGAAACTGCTTCAGACCTTTGGAAGTTCTTCAAGCACACCTATGATCCAATCACAGGTGAGATGACGAAGAGTGCCCAACCTGGTGGTGGTGCTGGTTCTACGTTTAAGGCTGACAAAGTTGAGATCGTCATGCTCGATAACACCATGACCCCTCACTCAACGATTGAGCTTTACGGTGTGTATCCTACCAAGTGGGCTGCTGCTGAGTTTAATTATGCGACGAATGATTTCCACTCCCTGGATGTTACATTCAAGTATGATTTCATGAACACTTATGATTACGCGAACCCTGATTGATTTCTCGTAATTAAAGTTTTAAAAAGGCCCAGTCTATACCCAACACGGACTGGGCCTTATTTCAATCATCTATAATGTAATATGGACTACTTCTCAGAACTGCTGGATAGTTACGATAAACTTAAGAAGAGGACCTTTAAGCTGAGGTATATCTCTGAGGCCGAGGAAGATAAGAAAAACAATGGTGAATCTAGTCAGGAAGATATAGATACTGCTTCCAATAAGGAGGCTGAAAAGCAAGCTCTAGAGGTTGTTAAAGCAGGACTCCAACAGAAGTATGACGAAACCAAAAGAGTAAAGGGTGGGGCTCCCTGGGCTTACTTAAGTCCGAAAAAAGGAACCACTCCCGAAAGGATAAGTTTAACTCTTGGTGCTGGTCGCCCCATGGCTTTAGCTGACAAAGGAGGGAACCCTGATGTCTCCTCTCAAGGTTGGAAAAGGTTGGTGGGCTACTTTAAAGATGGAGGCCCTTCGAAGCGGCAAGCCGCACTGACTCAAGCTGAAATTGAGGCTCAAAAAGCAGAGGAGCGCAAAAATATTGGTGGATTCTTTGGGCAACAAGGGATTGATAATCCAGAAGCCGTGCGAGCCATGGAAGCATCTAAAAAGATCATAGACAAGTTTTGTTTACAAAACAAGTCCACCGAGAGTTTGCAAGCTTTTTGTGGTAGATCTTGGACTTACTTCGCAGCAGGTGAAAGTAAAATGGGCTTGGAGTATAAGCTGGCTACCGCTACTGCTATTAAAGTTGTTGACCCCGATGACGGTACAACAAAGAAAGCTCCCGCCAGTGCAGGACTCGTAGCAGAAGCAGCTAAGTCTGCTCAGTTTTTAACTAGTTTTCTGACTGGAACCAGCGAGGAAAAGTGTGCTGATGTAACAAAGCGTATTGGACTATTCAAAGGAGAGAAATTAGTTCTGTTCGGACAAGAGCCTAATGAAGGTATTGTTGTGGGGGCTCCTAATGCAATGCATAAGCTCGCTCTCAAGAAGATTGCGGCATCCCCAGAGGATGGTGGGTGTGGTATTGAAAAAGATACTTTAACTAATTTGGTGGGAGATGGGTTTGATACAAAAGCTAAGAATGCAGTAAAGGGGACCTTCTATGAAGCCCTGGTGGCTTTTTCCGCTAGGGTTTTAGTGGGGGAAGGAAAGGAAGCGGCAAAGGAACTGATGTCAACCATTAAAGAAAAGAAGGCTATCCTCAAAGCAATTCTTAATGATATAGATCCAGACGCTGGCGAGGGCTTAGACGAGGCGTTTGATACCAGCGTTCAAAGAGAGCTTCTAGATGAGTTATCAGATCAAGAGGCTTTATATGAGGGAATTATGCGTGAACTGAAATCCACTCAACCCTTTGTTCAGTTTATGGCCGCTGATGGAGTAAAGCAAACAGGTAAGGTTAGCAAAACAGGACAGAGGGCTGACCTAATGTTTACTTATAAAGATAAGAAAACAGCAGAAGAGAAGGCCAAATCCATCGGATCTTCAGTGGAGGAGCAAGAAGATGGCAGCTTCGCAGTACCTGTAGGACTCAAGCGAATAACCTCCCTCAAAGGTACTAAGTTTGGTGAGATCAACAGCCAACAAAGAATGAACGGCATACTTACGGGAGACATTAATGTTGACAGGAATATTCAAGAAGGGTTCCAGCAGTCAATGCAACAGCGTCAGTTTGGTGGTCCTGATAATCCCAGAGAAGCTGCAATGATATCTTTTGCAAGGGACCTGGAAAGCCAGATAGAAACTGCTACTAGCCAACTACTAGAAGATAAAACATACATTGATGCGGACGGAAAGATAAAAAGTCAAACCCCAGAAGGAGTTCTGGCACAGCTTGCGAAGGAAGTAAAGAAAGTATTAAATTTCAGACAGCAAAAGAACGCTATTATTATGTCGGCTTTTTACGAAGCTAATGCTGATGGTGAGTTACAGCTAAAAGATTTTAGAGGTGATGGTCCCAACGCACTTTCTAATCGAGAGAGAGCTAGGGAAAAAGTGGCTAGAACTGCTAGGTTTAATAGATTACAGCAAGAAGTTGAGAAAGGAAACGAGGCTGCGATGGACTATATTATCAAGTCTGTACTTATTTGTGGATCTAATACAAATAATTTAGGACAAGTAATTACCGATGACTCAGGAGAGATGGTTGTTATCAAACACAATGAGGTTTTTGATAGGATCTGCAACGCTATGAATGATCCTGAGAGTTTTCCAAACTTTAATTTTAGTGAGGTGGGCGTTATCATTACCGCTGGTGGTGTAAGTGTTTCCCTTAATCAAGAAGGCAATAGTGGACCAGGAGAAACTAGAAACACAAGAAGTGAAGCGAGAATTCCTGTGGGAACATTAAGAAACCCTGAGATGCAAGGAAATATTTCTATGCCTCAGAACAACTCTAGCTTTGAAGAGTACGTCAGAGGACATATCAAACTACTCGAAACTTTTCTTAGCTAAACCAGAGAGAATCGTAATCTTCAAGCAGGTCATCTAGTTTATAGATTCTGTATACTCTAAGATTAAAAGCGTCCTCTTGTTTTTGTATCTCGATGTACTGTTGTAGCTTGTTGGTTTGTACATGACTAGGTACAATGGCTAATGTAGGCTGTCTATCCTGTTTAAATATCACCATTGGGATTTTGTCGCACTTCTCAGAATCTTTTAGACATTGATCTAAAAAACCCCAAAGATCACTACTATAATTATATAAGCTATATAAGTTTTCTTTATTGTATCCTTTTTTGCATTCTATACAGTAGTTAAAGTTCTGTGGTGTGATTAAATCCCCATAAATTTTAAGGTAATCTGGGAGGTCATGGGTGGTGGCAAACGCACCAGACCCAGGACTCCGTGAAAATTCTGTCGTATTGAATCTATCATTGAATAGCTTGGCTATCTGCCGTTCGAAGGTGGAGCCCTTAGCCCTACTGTTCTTGCGCTTTTTCTTCTTCAATGCAGAAATATCGTAATTGTCTTCCATAATAAACCTACCCTACTATAATAGTGCGATGGACGCTGACCAAACTAATATCAAACTCGATGTGGACAAATGGAAAATTAAAGTCCGCGAAAGGAGAAACAATAGAATGAGACTACAAATTAATTTATCAAAGGACGAGGCTGTTGCCTACAAGAACTTTTCTGAGGTGTGCAAGCCTGAGGACATTACGGACGCAGACTTCATTAAGACTGTCTTTGTTACAGGTATCGAGGCACTCAACAAGCAACTGGCTGAGATGGTTCAGAAGTATGCTAAAGAGAACCAAGAGGAGCTTGCCTCTTCAGGGATTACTGTACTAGAGGATGAGGACGGTGAGGTTAAGTTAGCCTCTACTGCCGACCTAATTAGTGAGCAACTTGACGTTTCAGGAGCAACCTCTCCTGTGCAGCCTCAGAACTTCCTTGACAAGGCCCAAACGGCTGACCGAATGAACGACGATATGCAGTCGGACGGACCCGCTAAGTACGAACCCAAGAAATAATGTTCAAATTAAACTTTCTTAAGAAAGAAAACGATCTCAACAAGCTGATAAAAAAGCAGAAGAGAGATCGAGGAAGGATTAACATCCTGTTTACGTCTCTGTGGGACCAGCACTCGCAGACGTTGATAGAAAAGCTCAAAAAGCAGTACGGTTCCTCCGAGAAAGGGGAGCCTCTCTACATCGTAGACAGTTTTCACATGCCTCACAGCTTTGTAATCTATAAGACCAGCAAGCTTCCTCACCTAGTAAGGGTTAAGAGGGATCGCGTAGAGTCAGAGGATTACCTGAGCATGGTAATGAAACAACTCAAGGTTAAATGAAATCGTCTTTTCGCTTTTCAATATAGTTTTCAATCTTAATGTTATACTTCTTTTCTCTAGTGTACATTAATTTAAGATTGTTAACTACGATTGTTGTAAAGTAGTTGAAGGCAGTTCCCTTTCTGGGCTTAAAATTCTTAACAGTCTTTAGGACCAGCGCAAAGCATTCTTGCTTGGCATCATCAGGATCTACCTTGAATCGGAAGGACTCAATAATGTTGGTGATGAGTAGATCAAACAAAGAAACTAGCTCATCCTCATAAATTTCTGGCTCTTTCTGGTATGATAAGATGATGCTCTCAAAGTCTTCGTTGTTTATGTAATGATTTTTCATACCCTATCATAGTTATGTTTGAGTTAGACAATTTATATTCTGGTCATAAGACTCATGGTGACAACCCCTTATGCGAGGGCTGCACCATTTTAACGAAGAGCAAGCCCTGTCATGCGGTGATGGATCATGAGCAGCTTGAAGAGTGCAAGGCGTTGTTCCTATCAGATTCGTTAAAGTATAGGATGGGAGCCACCTCTGCCTTTTCCCCTCAAGATATCAGACTGCTGAAGGAGTCTTACCCAGAGGAGTTTGTGTGTGCCGCTGCTGTCAAATGCCCCTCCGTAAAAGAGGCAGACATGAGCCCTGACAACATGAAGCTTTGTCGAGTTCACCTTGAGGCTACCATAGACAAGGTAAAGCCCAAGCTAGTTTTCACCTGCGGTAACTTGGCTATGAAGATGCTGATAAAGAAGAGTGGCATCACATCTAAACGAGGGAAGTCTTATGAATTTGTCACCGCTAACGGTCATGCTTGTACTGTTGTTCCTATCTTTCACCCTTATTCTGTGGTTAAAGAACCTAGGCATAAGTATCTATTCCAAACGGATGTCCGCAATGCGTATGAGAAGTACGTTCTTGAAAAGACCCACGATGGAGAGTTCCAATACAAAACGCTTACCGAGATCCAGGAGGTAAAAGACCTTGCTGCAAAGCTGAAAGACTCCTCCGATACCTTAGCGATGGATATTGAGACAACTGGACTAAACTTTATTCAGGACAAGATCCAGACCATCGCTATCACATCAGAAGAGAACACTTGGGTGCTACCTCTGGATCACAAGGATAGCCCATTCAGGAAAGGGGAAGAGGGGTACGCAACAGTCTGGAAATGTCTGCGTCAGATCCTAGAGAATCCTAAGAACAAGAAGGTGTTTCACAATGCTAAGTTTGATCTCAAGTTTTTAATTAACTATGGGATCTACACCAAGAACGTATGGGACACTAAGATCATGCACCACTTCATTGACGAGAACTTACCTAAGAGCTTGATGGATTTGGTTAAGCTTTACTTTCCGACCGAGCTTGAAAGCCTTTAGCGATGTCTTCTAGAGCGGCAATCCTACTTTCATTATGCTTCATCACCTGATCTTGTTCATCGTCCCGTGCGTCAATATCTGCTTGGGATACGGTGTTATGAATCTGCCCAAACTTTTTAAACCAGTTGCGCCCATTCTTTCTGAAGAGGGGAAGGAACACAAAAAGGATTAACCACCAGTAACCTAATGTTTTAATTAAACCACCTGTTTCGTGCAGGGTGGAAGCAGTAGTGCCTTGTACTGGCCCTGCCCCTGCTACCTGACCGACGATGGCTGCTGGGGTGGCTGAGGGCATAATAACCTCTGTGAGCATCACGCCTCCTGCTGCTCCTGCTGCGACCACTGCGGGCTCAGGGACGAACGCTGCTGCAATACCTCCTCCTAAAGCTCCTCCAACAGCGTGTTTGATAGTGCTGCAACTAGACAGCGCGATTAACATCAGTATGCAAATAAATATTCTCATGATTACTCCTATTATATATAGACATGCTCACCATAGACAACCCTAGTAAATTTGACTGGGCTAACATGGCTCTATCTGATTGCTGTGAAGGCAATGCGATGGACGCTTACTTTACCCTCAAACTCTTCAACCTAATCTGTGAAAAGATGGAGGGTGAGCCCATGTACAAATTGATTGAAGAGGTAGTCATGCCTTCGCTAGAGACGTTTGCGGAGATGGAGTACAACGGGTTAAACGTAGATCCTGATGTCCTTGATGTTGTTGGTAGGCAATTGTACACCAAGAACATGAATGAGGAGGACTACTTATACACTTGCAAGAGTGTAGAGAAGACTGATAACCTTTCTTCAAACAATGATTTGATTGAGGTATTGTATACAAGGGAAGGTGGCATGGAATTATTTCCCCCTGACAAGACAGCGAGCGGCAAGCCCTCTGTGTCAGCCCCTACCCTTAAGTTATTACTGGAGCATATTGATGAGGAGTTAGCTTCCCGTGGGTAAGTGGCAACATAGAGACGAAGGCAAGAAGATCAGTAAGTCTGTGGTAAAGGCTAAGACTACCGAGGAGTTGCATGAGGCTAAGAGATTCCTAAAAGGTCTGTTGGATCTTCGCAAGTCTGAGAAGCTTGCCAAGACTTACATCAAAGGCACTCGCAATGCCATTGAGTACAACGAAACCAATAAGGTATTCGTAGACTTTCGCTTTGATGGTACGGCAACGGGTAGACTATCCTGCGCTGCGTACAATGCTCAGAAAGCCATGGGCGTATCCTTCCACACTCTGCCTAGAGAGACAGAGACAAACATCAGAAGTATCTTTACTGCTCCGAAAGGTCACGCTTTTATCGCAGCAGACTATGGGGCCATGGAGCTTAGGGTCTTGTCCCATATTGCCAAGGAAGGTAATATGCAATTAGCATTCAATCAGGGAGCCGACCTACACACCTACACGGCTAGGCTTCTTTTTAATAAAGAGGATATCACAAAAGAGGAGAGACAGATTGCCAAAACTGTGTCCTTCCTAATTGTATATGGCGGTGGTGCTTTCAATCTCGCTGAGACTATGGGTATTCCCATGAAGAGAGCAGAGAAGATTATTGAGAACTATAAGAATGTCTACCCAGGCATCTTCGCATACATGGAGTTTGTAAATGAGTTTATCAAAAGCAATGGGTATGCTTACACTATCTTCGGTCGTAAGCGTAATCTACCTGATGTTCGCAGTAGAGATCGCTCGGTCGTTAATAGGGCACTCAGACAAGGACTTAACTTCACCATCCAAAGCACCGCATCAGATATCCTATTGTGTTCGCTGCTCGGAGCTTCTAGAAGATTTAAAGAAGCGGGACTGACTGCTCGACCTGTCGCTACTGTCCATGACTCCATTGAGATTACTTGTCCCAAGGAAGAAGTAAAGGACACACTCACCATCCTCTATGATGAGATGGTTAACTATCCTACCATCAAGAATGTTTTTAATATACATTTCGATGTGCCTCTTGCCATTGACGCAGAGGTGGGTAGTTCTTTTGGAGATGGAAAGATAATTGAGTTCGATGCAGGACTACCTATATTGTGAAGAAAATAGTTAGATTTCTAATAGAGATATTTAAATGGGTTAGCAAGGGATGTGTAATCTCCTCTTC